CTTCCGTTGGTTCGAATCCTACCCTCTCCGCTTTATATAAATACCAGAAAAGTCTTTGTGACGAATGGGTATTCAGATAAACGGGCAAACTGATACTATTACAGCAACTGATGGCGCGTTGACTGTCAGCGGTGCCGACCTACCTACTGTAACAAACTTAAATGCGACTGGTGTTGTCACGGCTACAAGTTTCAGTGGACCTATAACTGGTAATGTTACTGGCAATGTAAATGCCACTGGACTCTCTACATTTTCTGGTGGTATTCAAGTTGGTGCTACAACAAGTATTGTTGTTGGTAGTTCTTTTGTAAGAAATAATGCTGTTGGTCTAGGAACAACATCAACAACAGGACGCAATGCTGGTGTTGGAACCGCTACTGGAACTATAATTTATAACTCAACAACAAATGCGATTGAGGCTTATGATGGAAATAGTTGGTTTACTGTAAAGGCAAGTATTTCAGCAAGTGGTGGAACAGTTACATCAGCAGGCATAACTCCTGGAAATGGATATAGATATCACGTTTTTACCTCTCCAGGAACTTTTACTGTAAACTCTGGAGCAGCAACTGCAGAATATCTTGTAGTTGCTGGAGGTGGAGGTGGAGGAACCGGAACTGGCGGCGGCGGCGGAGCCGGTGGGGTTAGATATGGAACCACGCCTGTGGTTACAGGTTCTTATTCAATAACTGTTGGAGCAGCAGGAACTGCGAGAGTTCATGGCACGGCTTCTGACAATGGAAATCCATCAACATTTGGACCAATAGTCTCGCAAGGTGGTGGAAAAGGTGCTTCTGGTAGTAATGGTGGAACTATCAATGTTGCCTTTCACGGTGGTAGCGGCGGCGGCGGTGGATTTTATCCAAGTACATATATGCCTGGAGCCACTACTGGTGGAACTGGCAATTCATTAGTTGGTCCAGTATCATCTCCATCCACCCCATCAAATACGGGTCAAGGAAATCCTGGAGGAAATCAACCTACTGGTTCAGATGGTGGATCTGGTGGAGGAGGTGCTGGTGGATCTGGAACTTCTGGAACCGGACCAAACTCATCAGGAACTGGACTTGGTGGACCAGGAATTCCTTACCCTGCGTTTGCCGCCCCTTTAATTTCTCCGGAAATTCCAACACCTGCTCAACCAACTTGGATACCTGCTGTAGGTCCAACAGGTCTTTATGGTGGCGGCGGTGGTGGGTCTGGATCGCCAATGGGAGGTGCAGGAGGTCCAGGTGGAGGAGGACTTGGAAGTCCAGGCGGCGGCGCTGGAGTTCCTGGAGTTAATTACACTGGCGGAGGCGGCGGAGCTAATTGGACCTATTCTGGACCATCAACTGGTGGAGCAGGTGGTTCAGGCATCGTCATTATTCGTTACCAAATATAAAATCAATTATGGATTACATATTTTTAAATCAAAATAAAACCCTTGTTGGCAGAATAGATGCTAATGGGATAGTAAGTTCATCTGGTGATCCTACTAGTTGGGAAGAATATCTTGATTGGATAAATGAAGGTAATAAAACTATTGAATGGGAGTCACCAGTTGGTCCTCTTCCACAAGATCCAAGACCAGAACCAACTCCTCAACAAAAGTTAGAGGCAGCAGGACTTTCAATAGAAGAACTCAAAGAACTTCTGGGTCTCTGAATTTAATAATCTCTTAAACACTTTCTTGAAACCAACACAAACTTGACAGGTTGAAACTACTGACTAGCATAACTAGTAGTATTCAACCTAAAACCTATGGATCAGCACACCTACGATAATTGGGTGAAGATCAAGGAGACTTTTGAACAGTCTGGCAATACAGACAATATGTTTTACAAAAGATCAGTTGAAATTGTAAAGACCAGAAGAGACCCTCTGGCGAAGTTTCTTGGTGATGAAAAATGATGCACGAACAAGAAGAATTGGTAACTCGTTCTGAAGTTCAGGAGATGATTGATGCTGCTATACGACGACACAACCGTAATGCTTCTATCATTAGTATGTGCGTCGGTTGGGTGGTTCTTGCTTTATTTGCTGAGGGACTCCTCCGACTAGTGGGTGTTATTCCGCCATTACTACCGTGGCTCAAAATCACTCTGAACTAATCTTTTTGGTTCCTTGGTTTGTGCTTGTGGGAATTGCTGTATCTATGTTTGTACAAGGTTGGATGGTAATGAATGCTCACTATGGATATTCAAAAAGTCCAAAAGTGAAGCATCCAGAAATGAACGACGTTAAGGCAGGAGATCCATTACTTGTGCTTAGAATTACGGAAGAAGATTTAGAAGAACTCCAAAAAAGAGTTTTACAGCAAAAGATAGACGAACTATTTGAAGAACCTTCAACTTATGAGGACGAAGACGATGAATAACCTTTTTATATCTTCAGTTTTACTTTTTAGTTCTATTATATTATTCATCTATTGGGGACTTACCAACGCATATCCACAATGAAAAAGTTCAACGATACAATTCTAACAGTCACGATATCCATCATTGACTTTCTGTATCGTGACCTACCCATACAAAGATTCTGGGTTCTGGAAACAATTGCCAGAGCACCATACTTTGCTTTCGTCAGTGTGTTACATCTCAAAGAATCATTAGGACTTCGTGATTTGCCACACTATTATCTGATGAAAGAACACTTCGCACAGACAATCAATGAAACCGAACACCTCACAGAAATGGAGCATCGTGGCGGAGCAGATCGCTGGATTGATCGCTTTTTCGCTTATCATTTGGTTCTCATCTATTATTGGACTATGGTGGTTTATTATCTTGCTAATCCTGTTTTCGCTTATCATCTGAACGCAGGTATTGAGTATCACGCCACTGAAACTTACTTAAATTATTTTTGGGATCATCCAGAAGACACTAGAATAGGTGAGATCGCAGTTGATGAAATCAATCATTATATTGAACTTTCAAGAGCAATGGAGATGGTCTGATGTTATTAGCAAAAGCACTTTTATTTGTTTCAGTCCCTTTCGTATTAGCAACTCTTTACTTCGGAACAAAAGGAGGGTATTATGATACCGAAAAGTATAAAGGAAACGGAACCGCACATTAGGCAGCGGTATCACTTTGCCGCATCAGCATTTGTAAGAATGTGGGGACATAGTTCACTACACGATCGTCGCATCGTAGAATTTTGTGAGGTATGGGCATATAGAACTGAAAATGCTCCATTAGATGATAGGGTAGTGGATCAATACTTTTATTATGAGTTTAAGACCTGGAGAGGATACTAATGGGACACTTTGCTAGATGGGTATTAGAAAACCCCTATACACTTGGATTTCTTGGATATATTTTAATTGTGCTGCCGATTATGGGTATCTGGGCAATACACAAATACGAATGGCAGCACTGGGCTCCGTTTGACAAGGGACACAAGAAGTAGTATAATTAGTAGGTAATCAACCGGGTTTAGCGCAGTTTGGCTAGCGCACCGCTTTTGGGAAGCGGGGGTCGGGGGTTCAAATCCCTCAACCCGGATCGCCAGTTACTTCACTGGCACACTTGACACACAAGTCTAAACACCTTATAATAACTAGGTCAACAAACAAAACAATGTCTCTGATCCAAAAATTCAAGAAAGATGTTAGCACTCTTCGTCTTGCTGCTAACGGGGAAATCTACCTTGATGTAAAGAATCCGAAACTTTATAAAAAGGTTCGTCGCTTCTACGAAAACGAAGGCGTCGTATTTTCTGGTGACCCCCTTGACGATTACGAAATGCTTATGGAGTATATCGCAAGTGATCTTGAAACTATTGAGGTTGCTTGATGAAAGTCGTTAAGAAACCAACGATTCTACTTGAGCGTTTTCCTTATCGGTATGTTCAATGTGGAATTCTTGAAATCAATGGTAAACCTGACTATCGTATTCAGAAAGTAGATTCTTATACTGGAAGATACCGCGATATGTATCTTCTGGATAATGAGATGCAACTAATGACTGCGATGGAAGATCATAATTACACGTGCTGGTTAGATCCCGATAGGGTTCCTGCCTATGTGAGAGACGATGAAGACACGGAGAGTCTTTAAAAGCACTGGTCGGGAGCAAACCCCTTATGTCTAAAACAAGTATCCTGAGATATATCGGGAACTTTCTCCTCCTACTTGGTTATCAAATTATGTTGTGGGGAGATTTTAAAAATGGTTTGATGATAAAGTTTATCGGGGGTTTACTCGGTATTCCTTTTGCCATCAAACTTAAACTTTGGGATGTGTTATTTTTAATCGCATTCTTTGGTATTACCGAGATATCAAAGTTAACCCAACTTTTCTTGGTTTCATAAAACCAAGTGGTGGAGTCAAATATGACCCCTTATGAGTTTACTGCCTCTCTCAAGGGCAGTTGGTGCGGATGGGACTCTCTCCCGCCTGGTTTCTTGCTTCCAGTTAAAGAGCAAGTGGCGAGCCTGAGTTACCTAGGTGGGTTGCATAAACCCACCTTTTTTAGTATAATACATAGTACAGAGTTTATGATTTTATGAGTCAGTATACAAAGAAGGCACTTGTACTTGGTGCTGGTGGTTTCATTGGAAGTCATATGGTTCGCAGACTGAGATCCGAAGGTTACTGGGTCCGTGGTGTAGACCTTAAGTATCCAGAGTTTTCTCAACACGAAGCAAATGAGTTTGTTCTTGGAGATCTTCGTGATGTAGATTTTGTTCGTCGTGTCCTTGAATATAAGGGTGATGCTGGAAACTTTTATCAGTCAGTTCCTTATCGTTACATTCAATCGTTTGATGAGATCTATCAGTTTGCCGCTGATATGGGTGGAGCAGGATTTGTGTTCACTGGTGAGAATGATGCTGACATCATGCATAATTCGGCAACCATCAATCTGAATGTTCTTGAGATGCAGCATCAGATGAATGAGCGTCTTGGTAAGAAAGATACTAAGATCTTCTATTCTGGTTCTGCTTGTATGTATCCTGAGCACAATCAACTGGATCCAGACAATCCTGATTGCCGTGAAGAGTCTGCGTATCCTGCGAATCCTGATAGTGAATATGGATGGGAAAAACTTTTTTCAGAAAGACTGTATTTTGCCTATCATCGCAATTATGGCATTCCAGTTCGCGTTGCTCGTTACCACAATATTTTCGGTCCCGAAGGAACCTGGGATGGTGGAAGGGAAAAGGCACCCGCAGCAATCTGCCGCAAAGTAGCATATCTTCCTGAAGAAGGTGGTACAATTGATGTGTGGGGTGACGGTAAACAGACTCGTTCATTCCTTTACATTGACGAGTGTATTGAAGCAACTCGTCGTATGATGGACAGCAACTTCATTGGACCTGTCAATATTGGTTCAGAAGAAATGGTGACCATCAATCAACTCGTAGATACTGCTGCTAAAGTTGCTGGTAAGAATGTAGAGAAGAATCATATTGATGGTCCTCTGGGAGTTCGTGGACGCAACTCCAACAACGATGTGATCCGTAGGGAACTTGGTTGGGATTATTCACAGACTCTGGAAGAAGGTATCCGTAAGACTTATCATTGGATTAGTGAGCAAATCAATGCGAAGAAAGTTTAATCTGGTCGGAGATACTTTTACTCATCTCACGAATGGAAATAAAGGATATTCTGTTCACGGTAAAGAGTCAAAGTATATTGAATGGGTAAAGAGTGGGGGAGAGTGTTCGTTTTATATTGACAGCACTCTTCCTTATGCCTGGATGGATGATGCTCCAGAGGTTCCCAAATATGCGTGGCTTTTGGAATCAAAATACATCACGCCACAAATCGTAGATCAAGTCAAGATGTTTCCTGAAAAATATCTGGAAACGTTTGATGCCATATTCACACATAACCAAGAACTTTTGAAAATTGATCCAAAGTTCAAGTGGTGTCCTGCTCAAGGATTTTGGATTAAAGAACCTAAAATCTATGAGAAATCAAAGATGATTTCTATGATTGCCTCCAATAAAAGAATGTGTGAGGGGCACAGATTACGTCTTCAGTGGGTTGAGAGAATTGGAGATCAGGTTGATCTTTATGGTCGCGGATTCAATGAGATTGCTCTAAAAGAAGAAGGACTTTGTGATTATATGTTCTCGGTTGCGATTGAGAATGGACAAT